TACATTTTAGATTTTCAATGTTTATTCCTGAGCGACCCGTGACGATGGCCTATAGAGGTCAAACCGCAGAGGAAGCCAGAATCCTTCGAGAGTTTGTAGCAAATATTCCAGACGTAGAGCAGCAGATAGAGCAGCAGCCACCTGGTTTTGAACAGCAAGTTTTAGTCCCTGATGAGCCCCCACAACAGTTGGAAGAGCCCAGGCAAGTACCCCCCGACCCAGCGCCCGAGCAGGCCGCTGCCCCAATGGAGTTGAGGGCACCCTTTGTTGTCTCCAGCGATGGAGTAGTTCAAAGAGTGCTCAAGAATTTCGAGAGAGGCATGCGGGACCAAGTGCTCCAGGCCTTACCACCGTCCCATCGAGCGGGCCAGGTCAGGTTTTGGGAAAGGCAGGATGATAGGCCTCAAAGGGGGCAGGGCTTGCAGTTTGGAGCCAGTTTCCACAACCTGGTTAAGTTGATGCGTTCTTGCATGGAGCAGTATGCGGCCCACTTGGCATTAATGGAGGGGGCGAGAACAGTCAAGGAATTGGGACCCAATGCGGGTAGATTCATGTTCAGAGCCCCATACTTTGACAGGGCCCATGCATGCTGTCCCGACCTTTCACCGGACGACATGACTAGAGACAGGCGAATTATAGAGGATAAGTGCAACCAGCTGGGCCAATTGTGCTTAGAGGTCACGGACACTCTGTTTGCATTTGATGTCTATGGTCTATCAGAGGATGATTGGGCGGAGATGTTAGAGCGAACCAGCAGCCACACAGGATATTGGTTGGTCAATTATTATCCCACGCAGGGAAGCTTGCCGTTTCTGCCGGAGCTTGGTATTCAAAGCGCCAAGGTTGAGAAAGGCGTTGTCACCCAAGTGATGGACATCAACGACAAGTTGTACCAAGACCCGGTTCCTTTCGTGCGAAACAAGGCCGGGTGTGTTGCCACGAGTGAAGGGCCCTTTTTGAAATGGGCTCTACAGGCACAATGGGGCACATACCTGCTGTACAAGATGTCGATCCACGATGATGCGGTCGAGTTCAAGCCACCAGAGTCACACGACTTCGTCTACTATTTTTCCCCCCACATGGGTTGGAAAACAGTTGATGGAGAGTTGTGGAGGACAAAACACTGGGACACGGTGTTTTCCTACTATAGGCTTGGATTCACAGTGGAGCAGACCATGGGCCGAGTGCTTCAGGCGTGGGTTGATAGACCAACTGATTCGGAATACCTGATGAGGCTATGCCAGGCTGTGGTCAGACAGGCGGAGAAATCAGTCAGAACCACTGGCATGAGGGAAGAAGATGCAGGCAATAAGGCTAGGCGAGGGGCTTTTGACACATGGCTCAAGCCCATCTATGAAGGAGCAGCAACTTGCAAGGAAATTTTGGATTTTCTCAAGGCCAATTGGAGGGCTGTGTTCTCATTTGTGAGCACGGCGGTCAAGACCTGTTGGGAATTCATGCTAGACAAGTTGAGCTGGCTTTTGGATGGGCTGGTGGGGAAAACATACTCGCTGTTTGTAAGCTATTTGACGACTTTGCGATCCAAGTGCAACCAGATGTACAGAGCTTTGAAAACCACGGTGGGAGCTGGCCTTTTGGGGCCGCTTCTTGCCAGGGTTAAGAAATTCTTGGACTGGATACTGGATAAGGTTGCAAGACCTGCACAGTATTTCGGGTTTTGCACAGGGTATGCAGAGCCGTTGAGCACACCAGAGCAGTCGCCGCATGAGGTGGTGAAGCAGCCGACGGAGCCAGGGAAACACACTGCGAAGACGACACAAATACTGCCAGGATTGCCTTTGCAGACCACAACTGTGCCACATCCGTGTGTAGCAAATGAGAACTGTGCTAACAATTCGAGGTTGCTTCACATTCCGGAGAGGTGTGAGGCGGACGCAGGCTTGTTGCAAACGGCTGTGGACAGGTTTTTCCGAAACAACCCCGAGTTGGAGCAGAGTGTGGAGGTGGAGAAAGAGGATTTTGTGCGTGGGTCTCTAGATTCCCGGCAGGACAGAGGCCTTTCTTGCAGCAGTGCCGGGATGAGCTCAGAGTCACCGCGCCAGGTGTCTGTAATGACCCAAGACCGTTGGGGAAAATCAGACAATTCCTCAAGAATGAGCACTGCGAAGACACAACAAAACCGTCACATCTCATCTCCTCAAGAAACCCTCACGCCAAAGTTCTGTGGGGACCGGTCAACCACATGGTTGAGAAAGCGTTGTTCAAGCTGGGCTGCTTCTCTAAGAAATGGTCTAGCTATGACAAAGGACGGGCTTTCGAAGCTATGTTCGAATCCGGTCTCGTTGGCATCTCCATTGACCAGTCTCGTTTTGATGCACATGAGAATCGCGAGGTCCTTGAAGCTACTGAATTCAGAATACTCGAGCGAATGTTGGGAGTTGCTGGAAGAGAGTATCTCACAAGCTTGCGTGAGCAGCTGTCTTCAACAATTAACACTAGCTTGGGAGCATGTATTCGGACTAGTGGAACGCGTGCCTCTGGGGATGTTAACACATCGTCTGGCAATAGTGCGGTACAGCGGATTCTTATTGACGATGCTATGGAATATATTGCTGTACCCTATAAGGTCATATTGGACGGCGATGACGCTGTCATATTCGTTGAACCGAGGTTTGTGGAGCGGGTACTTGGATTATTGCCGGGAAGAATGGCGCTGTTTGGGTTCAAAGTTCGGGTGGATGGCGTTGCCGAACACTATAGTGACATTCCCTACTGTAGTGGTCGCTTCGTGCATACTGCATCTGGGGTGCGTCATATTCGCAAACCGGGGCGCCTTCTTCGTCGCGCGCCACATTCAACGCAGAATTTGGGACTCAGACAAGCTGCTCAGCGAGGCAAAATGGTGGCGTGGTGTGAATCCTTGTGTCATGGAAATGTGCCTATCCTTTGTGCACTTACACGCAAGTGGGTGCTTCTCACAGGAGGAGCTCCGCATGGTTGGGAGCTATCTACAGAAGATGTCGCAAAACGCGCGCTTCGCGAAGGCCACATCCAGCATGTGTGGGCTGAACCCACGGATCGCGGCAGGAGTGATTTCCACCGCATCACAGGGATTTCTCCTAGCGAGCAAGTGGAATGCGAAGCGTACATTAGAAGATGTAGAACAACCCAATTTGGAACCATCGACCACCCAGTCCTCAGAAGACTTGCAGAAGACGATCTCGGAAGACCTCTCGAAGGAGCCTTCGACCAACACGGTGAAGGTTGCTCAGGATACTTTAGATGTGGGCCACATTCCCGCTAGAAAAGCGCGGAGAATAGGAGGCCGAAGATGCTA